AATTTGCATTTCCAAGGCACTGTGAAGTTGAAGAACAAAAAGAGGGCCGCCCATGTGATGAAGTTGGTTCGCGGATGTGATGCTTTCAAAGGTTTCAGTGTTGGTGTATCACCGGCTTCTACGAATGGTAAGGCTGCGCTGCGAGATTATTGCATGAAGTCCCCTAGTCATGTTGCAGGCCCATGGGCTGACAAAACGATATACTTAGGTGCTGACTTGATAAAGCCGAAAGACTTTACTCCTGGACAGGCTAACTTGCTTGGATACTTGATCAAGGTTGATCCGATTCTCCACTCTAAGAGGGAAATCATTTGGGTATACGATCCTGAAGGCGGTTCGGGCAAGAGTGCGTTCAAGAAATATTGTCAATATCACAAAGGATGGGTAGGATTTACTTACGCCTCGGCGAAAGATATTCTATTCCTAGTAGCCAAGTTTGCCAACAAACGGGTTTACTTCTTCAACTTATCAAAGACGAGAACGGCTGATGTGTCGGAGAACGAACTGTACTGTGCCCTTGAAGCTATCAAAGATGGAGACTTCGTTTCGACGAAGTATACGCCTGAAACTGTGATGATGAACCCCTGCCATGTGGTGGTGTTTGCTAATCATTTGCCCAGAATCAAGGGAATGACGCGGAACAGACTCAAGGTGTTGCGATGGAGCCCACTTCCTGAGAGCGTAATCAAGGATACGTTTTCATGGGACTTTGGATGTGAAGGTGTCGATGTGATGTCTCGTGACGAGATTCTAGCAGAGTTGGAAAAGCAAGATGCTGAGAATCCTACCGAAGAGCCCCCGCGCAAGAAGAGAAGGAAGGCGGCCCCAAAGAAGAGAGTTGTGCGTAAGAAGAAAGCCCCAGCTAAGCCGGACGTCCCCGTTGTTTACACAGACGAGCAGAAAGAACGGTGTATGAACTTCGGGATGACTGATGAAGAATGGATAGAGAAACACGGTTGAAAACCGGTTTACCGATAGATGTGAGACCCCGCCCGATGCCCGCTTTTGTCGACGACTATTTTGATTGATTACAAGAGAAGCTGAATTAATTGTTGTATGTTCAAATACTGATCTAACACTTCGTGGTACACCAGGCCTAGTGCCAAACGTAAATGAAATTTCTTCTAGTTCAATTCAATCTTTGATTGAACTAGCAAGGAATACACCCTCTAAAGAATAAGGGGGAATAAGTTAGCCGGTTGCGGATAGGGATTTTCCAGGGCGTTCCGATAGTACTTGCACGAACTGTTATTCATTCCCCGCGGTACCGATTCCAAACAATAAGATACCAACCCGTTTCCCGCTTAGAGGTGCCATCCCGCATTTGTGTCGTATGCGTACATATGCACAAATGAGCCAAATGAGCCAAGAAATAGTATGAGGATAGCCATTTGGCTCAACAGGATCTGGGCATTAATTCCAGCGGAGCGACCCAGATCCCCCCCTGCGTTTCATACGTCGTTTTAATTTGTTAGCTGTAAGATAAAAATGCCGCGACGCTATGGTAAACGTAAGTCCCGCCGTCGGCGAGGGAAAAGAACGTTTTCTAAGAAACTTCTGCGCGATGCTAAAACGGCTCGCATTGATTCTGCTGCGGAGAAAGCCGTGCAGATCATTGCCAAACGAGAAGCCGAAAAGCTAATGCCCCCGTTGTTGATATTTCGCCGTTATTTGTTCTGTGACTACGATAGTGCTAATAATCTGCTTAATCCGGCCCTTGCCACTCAACTTGATTGGGGTGGTCAGATTGTTGCCTTAGCTCAGGTTCCCATCATGGATAATGCTACGATCCCTACATATGCCATGCAAAACGATCCCGATATTCGTCCTAACCCTCAGGTTTACAATTTTGGTGTCAACGTTATTGCTCCACAAAGATCTTCTGATGGGTTCCGTCGAGGTTCCCATATTGAGATCAAAAAGATACAACTGGGAGTCAAAGCCTGGACAGACCAGATGGGTGTTGGTGTTGCCCAATTGCTTGATAATTGCTACATTAAATACGCTGTGATTGCTGTACAAGAGAACGTCCTGATCCAGGAAGTTGCCTTGTCCTCTCCTCCTGTTGAGGAGGTGTTGCATATGAAGATATGGGGCTATAGTTCTCGTCTTGATGATGAGATCGAAAAGGAGACCCGTAAATATAAGGTTCGTACGTTGGTCAAGGGTTCGTTTCGTCTCAATTACGGGACGACTTCAAAGAATGAGCGTACTCGAGAACATTTTACTGAGCTCAAACGTCCCTTGCGAATCGAATATGCTCCCGGCGACCCTGCTACTGGTGCTGCCATGGACCAGTATGGTCAAAGAGTTGTTGGGCCTTGGAAGTTATATCTTGCCCTCAGGAGCAATGTGCCCGGCACGTACAATGCTATCTACAAGCCGCTGGTTGCAGCATACTGTAAGCTTTCATATTCCGATTGATTTGATTGTGTGTATGTGCGCATACGTAACAGATATACCGGTAATTCAAAAAAAGCTTTGCGTTAGTTTGTCAGAGTTAGTTAACGAATGATAGGATTAAAACGGAAATTTCAACAGATGAGCTTAGAAAGTAAGAAGTCGGCGTGTCAGTGTTGGGTGTTTTCGGTAAGGATATCAATCCCTAAAGATCTAGGTCTTAAAGAAGCCGTCGCACTCATTGACTCCGTTAAAGAGTGTTATAAACATACGCTTGGTGCTGAGAAATACCTCTACCAACTTGAAGACTCGTTCTTGGAAAAGACGGAAGCGGAAGTACTTGCCCTGAATAAGGAAGGTAAGCTGCATAATTTGCATTTCCAAGGCACTGTGAAGTTGAAGAACAAAAAGAGGGCCGCCCATGTGATGAAGTTGGTTCGCGGATGTGATGCTTTCAAAG